CACGGGCAATCCGGGTGGCCCGGGGCACCAGTGGATAAAAGCGCGCTACATTGATCCGGCGCCGCTCGGCAACAAGGTCATAAAGGACGCCAATACCGGGCTGGAGCGCATCTTCATCCCGTCGAAGGTCGGCAACAACCAGTTCATCGACGTGGAGGCATACAAGGCGCGGCTGCGGTCGTCGGGCTCAAAGGAATTGGTGCAGGCGTGGCTCGACGGCGATTGGTCGGTCACGCTGGGCGCGTTCTTCGACTGCTGGGATACTTCGCGGCACGTCATCGCGCCGTTCGAAATACCAAAGGAGTGGATGCGGTTTCGCTCGATGGATTGGGGCAGCGCCTCGCCGTTTTCAGTCGGCTGGTGGGCAATTGCCGGCGACGATTGGCAAGTTCACGGCCGCGTGATCCCGCGCGGCGCCATGGTGCGCTACCGGGAATGGTACGGCATGCGGCCCAACGAGCCCAACGTCGGGCTCAAGCTGCACGCCGGCGAGGTCGGCAAAGGAATTTTGTCGAGGGAAAAGGACGAGGAAATATCCTATGGCGTGCTCGATCCCTCGGCGTTCGCCGAGGACGGCGGGCCGTCGATCGCCGAGCGCATGGGGACAGAAACCGGCGGCAAGATTTGGTTTCGCAAGGCCGACAACATCCGGGTGCGGATGTTCGGCCATCTTGGCGGTTGGGATCAGATGCGGGCGCGGCTGGTCGGCAACGACGACGGCCTGCCAATGCTGGTGGTGTTCTCAACCTGCACCGATTTCATTAGGACCGTGCCGTTCCTGCAACACGATCCCGATCGGCATGAGGATGTCTGCACTGACAGCGAGGACCACGCGGCGGACGAATGCCGCTATGCCTGCATGTCGCGGCCGTGGATTGCGGTGAAGGAAACGCCAAAGCCCGAGGATGTGTCGGGCTATCAGGTGTACCGCAAGACCACCGCGGCTGAGGATTGGAAGCAATTTTAGTTGCCCTACGCAACAGTCGAAAAAATCGACATTCCCTGAAAACAGGAAACAGCCATGTCTGTCATGGAGAAGTTTGCCGCGTTTATCGGCTCGCTGACGCCTGCGGAGCAGGGGGAAGTGATGCCGCTGATGATTTCCTTCATGCAGGGTAGCAACGGCGTTGGCATGACCGGCCCAACCACAGGGGCCGATCAACCGATGCCGTCTCCCCCGCCTGGAGCCGACTCGGGTGCGCCGCCTGTCCCCCCAGGAGCGGCATCACCCGAGCCGGCACCGTTGCCGCCGCCCGTGCCCGGCCTGCAGCCCGGCGGGCTGATGGGGCGGCCGCCGTTACCGCCGACGCAAATCGGATCAAAAAGTTATTGACCATGGCACCGACAACACGGTTGCGCGAAGTTTTGAGCTATGACCCGGAAACGGGAAATCTGACCCGCCTCGCCGGCAAAGGTCCGCGCGCCATCACTGGCACAAATGCCCGCGGGTACATTCAGTTACAGGTGGACGGGCAGTTTTATTACGGCCACCGGCTCGCATGGTGGTTCGTTCACGATGAATGGCCAAAGCAACTGGATCACATCAACGGTGATCCTTCGGACAATCGAATTGCAAATCTGCGGCTGGCTTCTCCCGCGCAAAATGCCGCCAACATGAGAAGAAAACGTGTCGGCCTCAAAGGTGCGTTTCGGAAACGACAGAAGTGGATTTCGCAAATCATGGCGAACGGCAAATTGCATCGGCTTGGCGTGTTCAAGGACGAGCAAAGCGCACATGCCGCCTATTGCGAAGCTGCCGAGCGCCTGCACGCTGAATTCGCTCGGTTCGATTAGGGGGGCCTGACATGGCAGTCGGCAATGTTGTCAATTTTACCGGCTACAGCAGCACCACCCGCTCGGGCTCGGCCGGTCGCCAGACAGCGACCGACGATCCGCGCGCGCAGGAAGACGATCAGGGTTTTTGGCCGCTCGACAAGCTGGTGAACGCCTACACCACTTACCTCGACAGCAAGATGCTGGAGATACAGGAGCAGCAGACGGCGCGACGCTATCGCCACGGCGCGCAGTGGACGAGCGACCAGATCAAGACATTCAATGACCGGCGCCAACCGGTGGTGACCTACAATAAGATCGGCCAGAAAATCGATGGCATCGTCGGCACGGTCGAACGCCTCAAGCAAGACCCCAAAGCGTTCCCCAGGACGCCCGAGCACCAGGCCGGCGCCGATCTAGCCACCGCGGTGCTGCGCTATTTGCTCGACAACAACAATTGGAATGCAGTGGCGCCGATCGCCACCGAGGCGGCCGCAGTAGACGGCCTGGCCGGCGTTGAGCTCGATCTGCGGAAAATTCCGCCCAAGGCAAAAGATCAGGGCGGCATACCACCGCCAGACAACAAGCCGGACTACGACATCACATTTGAACCCGTCGACAACGACGGGTTTTTTTATGATCCGAGAAGCTACAAGAATGATTTTTCCGATGCGCGCTACATGGGGATGGGCAAATTCGTTGACGAGGAGCAACTGATCGAATTGTTGCCGGGCATGGAGGAAGACATTGCCGGCGCGGTCGACAGCACCAGCGAGTTGATGTCCAATTCCGATCGCGACAACAGATGGTTTGCAACTCGTGGCGATTTCAAACAGGTTCGGCTGGTTGATATTTGGTACAAATCGCGTGGCGGCTGGAAGTGGGCACTGTACACGGGTTCGAAGATACTTATGCAGGGTATCTCGCCGTTTGCGGACGAGAATGACCAGCAGATTTGCAAGTACATCATGTTTTCTGCCGCGGTCGATCACGACGGTGATCGCTATGGTTTTCCGCGCAATCTCATGTCCCCGCAGGACGAAGTTAACCAGCGCCGGTCGAAGGGGCTACATGAGCTAAACAACCGGCGCATCATCGCCACCAAGGCGGCGATCGCGGACACCAACGTTGAGGCAATCCGGCGCGAGGCGGCGCGCGCCGATGGCATCGTGTTGGTCAACACCTCGATGCAAGATATTCAGTTCGATGACGCCGCCAAGCAGGCGGCCGTCATGGGGCAACTCGAATTCATGAAAAGCGCGGCGGCGGAAATTGAGAATTTCGGCCCCAACTCGGCAATGATCGGCGGCGATGCGACCTCTGGCGGCGGTTCGTCCGGCCGTGCCATTGCGCTGCTGCAGCAGGCCGGCCTGGCCGGCTTGGGGCCGTATATGTTCAACCTGCGCGGTTGGAAGGTGCGGCTGTATCGCGCGCTGTTCAACGCGGCGCAGAAATACTGGAACAACCAACGTTGGATCAGGGTAACCGACGCGGAGGGCGAGCCGCAATTCGTGCAGATCAATGAAAAGATCAACGGGCCGGACGGTCAGCCGATGCTGGCCTGGGACGGCAATCAGATGATGCGGAATGCGATCGGCGAGTTGGATGTCGACATCATCTTGGACGAGGGGCCGGACACCATCACGCTGATGCAGGACACGTACGAAGCGATATCCCAAGCGTTACCGTCAGTGGCGCCGATGCTCTCGCCCGGCCAGGCCACCGCGGTGATGCAAGTGTTGATCGAGACATCGCCGCTGCCGGCCGACGTGAAGAAGAAGTTTCGCGACGCTGGTGAGCAAGAGGCATCGCAGCCCGATCCGAAGCAGAAGGAGGCCGAGGCCAAGCTGGCGTTGCAGCAGCAGGAGGCGGCCGCGCGCATTGCCAACGATCAGCAGACCGCGCAATCGCAATTGCAGATCAAGCGCGAGGCGGCGGCACTGGAGTTGCAGCTAGAGCGCGAGAAGGCCGCCAATCAAATTCAGATCGAGCGCGACAAGGCGCAGAACAACATGCAGCTCGACATGTTCCGCGCGCAGAAAGAGGCGCAGGCGCGCCAGCAAGAGGCGGCGCTAGAGGTGGTCACCGGCCACAACATCACGGCTTCGTAGACCGGCGACGATACAGCCGGGCGCTCGGACAGCGCGCGTCATGTCCGTTCCGCATCGTCCAAGCGACATTGGGCGTCACGTAGCGCGGCCACGATACGGCCGAAGGATGAACCATGAGCACAGAACCAGTAGGAGGTACGATCAGTGGCAATAGTTCGGATATCAACACCGTCACCGATCGGCAGCTATTCGACCACGCGGTAAACTCCCCTGATCCGACGCCGGCGCCGTCTTCGCCGCCGTCTTCGGAGCCGTCGTCGCCGCCGTCATCGGGCGCATCGTCCGATCAGCCGGCATCGACGCGGCCTGACCTGCAACAACAGCCGGGCCAGCCGCGCGATCCGCAAGGAAAATTCGCGCCAAAGCCGCAAGGGCAGCAGGCACAGCAGGATCACCGCGTACCGTTGCGCGAGCTAATGGAGGAGCGCGACCGCCGGCAACGGCTGGAAGCGCACACGCAACAGCTAACGCAGGCCGTCCTGGCACTGCAGCAGCAATTGCTCCCCCAAGGGCAACCGCAACAACGACCGCAAGGACCGGAAACCATCTTTGATGATCCGCAGGCGTACTTGGATCAGCGGGTTGTGAACCCTCTCCGTCAGGAGGGGCAAGTTTACATGATGCAAATCAAAGACGGTCTAAGCCGGGAAATGGCCAACACTCAATTCGGCGCACAAGAGGTGAACGTCGCGTTGAATGCCATTGGCCAAATTCGCAACACCCCGCAGGGTCATTTTGTCTTCAATCAGATCATGCAGAGTGGGCATCCTTACGGTCAATTGGTTCAATGGCATCGCCAGGCGCGCGCGCAAGCGGCGATTGGCTCCAATCCTCAAGCCTGGTTACGGCAGCAGCAGCAAGCCTGGGCCGATAATCCCAAGGTGCAAGACTATGTGATGCAGCGGCGTGCTGCCCGCAGCGGTGCTCAATCTCGTCCGCCCAACGTTCAACTGCCACCGTCGCTGTCGTCGGTCCGGTCGTCATCCGGCCGGGTGGACAATGGCGGCGATCTGAGCAGTGCGAGCCTCTACGATTTCGCCACCAAGTAACCGGCCGATCGTCCGACACGAA